ATCGTGCGGGAGCCGACCGTGCGGAAGTTCGTGCCGCTGATGCAATTCAGCGCGACGAAGGACAACCGCACGCGAGACACGCATCGGGCGATGGACGGCTATGTGGCGACCGTCGAACAGATCGACTCGCAGGGAATAAATACCCCGCTTGGATTCAATTGCCGATGCGGGTGGAAGCCCGTCCCGGTTGCAAAGGCACAGGCGAACGGGTGGGTGGACGATGAAGGCGTGCCCAACTTCAAGGCGATTGAGCGGCACAACGGGCGGCGTCAGGGATTGATCGACACGGGCAAGGTGCCCGATCCGGGTTTCGTTTCCGGCTAACACTTGAACGCGCAAGGAGCGTTACTACGATGCAGGACATGAGCGACCTACGGAAGTCAATTGCGGAGCGTCTTGGCAGCGCGGCGAAGTCGGAGCGCCCCGGCGCGAAGGCGAAGATGGCTACCTCATACGAGTCCGTCAATCAACTATACGACCGAGTCATGCCGAGCATCATTGAGATGAATCAGTTTGTCTCGTTGAGTATTCCTAGTGTCCAAAGCAGTCTGAAGGAAACAGCGACAGCCGCCAAAAGAGCGGCTGCGTTTGGGGAGAAGATTCTAAAGGATCGCGTGGCAAGTCCCGAGATGCTTCGTGAACTTGATCGGTTGGTTTCGGTGGTGAAGGCTCAGTACGGATATCGCATCACGCAGCGCGGAGCATCGTTCTCCCGCCCCGGCGCGAAGGCGAAGATGGCTACCGAAGTTGGCCGCAAGGGAAACAAAGCGGCGATGATTTCCCGCGATCCAAACGGGGGATGGAGGGCGTGGGTGGTGCAGCGCGGATCAACGGGCATTGACCAATACGAAGATCTCATCGGGACAATGCGTTCGTATGCAACCGAAGAAAAGGCCAAGCGTGCCGTAATTGCCGCTCTTGATACGAGCGGCTTCTCCCGCCCCGGCGCGAAGGCGAAGTTTTCCATGCAGTTTGAAGTCGGCAAGACTTACGAACACAGTTTCGCTAATGACTCGGATTCCCGCGTTATGTGGAAAGTCATGGCAAGATCGGGTTCGATGCTGACGATCAAGCAAGTCGCATCGGGCTATCGCGTCAAGACCAACGATCCTTCGGATTACCGACATGGTGTGTCTGCCGTGAATGGTGAAACCAAGCGCGTGAAGATTCACAGCGATGAGCGCGGAGAATATGTGTATCCGATGGGGCGTTACAGCATGGCTCCAAGCATCCGCGCTACCGATATTGCACGAGGCTTCTCCCGCCCCGGCGCGAAGGCGAAGATGGCGAAGTGGGAATCGACCCTGACCAAGAAGGACGGTAAGCCGATGGAGGAATTCACGGCGACCATCCACGGTGAACAGTTCAAGATTGAAGTGAAGGAACAGGCAGGGAAGCCCGTTGCCACGCTTTACATTTTCTATGAATCTCGCGGGTTCCGCCCAATGGGGCAGGGCACTTTGCAGGCGATGATGAATAAGGCGCAGCGGTACGCCGAGCAGGAAGCCAAAGATGTAGACGCAATCGGTCGAAGTGTGGGGTTTTGGTCATCCCGCCCCGGCGCGAAGGGGTCTAGCAAGGCGAAGGCGTAATTCCGAAGGCAGGAAACACAATGGCAGAAGCACAGATCATCACCGTTCAGAGGCAGTACGGGAACGTCACCCTCCCGACCGTCCCCGCCTCTTATCCCTCCATCGCGCCCACCACCACCAAGCCCGCCGCCGGGGTGCTGCACGATCAGGTTGTCAATGCCATCTCCCCGAGCCTGATGCGCGTCCTGCCGTACTCGGCATCCACGAGCATCGGCGCGGCCACGGGGATGCGCCTCGTCGGGTGGAACATCCGCATCGACTCTAGCACGGGCAACACGACCTATGTGCCGACCGTGCTTGCGGACTTCTCGCTGTCGTTCACCACGGGCACCGTCCCGACTTGGAGCATGGACGGCGCAACGCAGCGACCGTTTGCCGTCATCGCACAGGTGGCGGGAACCCCTGCCGGGAATCTCTACAGCCCCGGAACGGCAGCGGCGACCAATGTTGAGCCCGCGTCCGCGATGGTGGACATCGCAGGCAGTCAGATGGTGACGGTTCAGTTCCGAGCCGCAAGCGGCACGCCGACGATGGGCGTGTTCGTGACCACCCTCTAATGCGCCGCGCAAGGCGACTCAACCGCCCCGGCCTGCCCGGTTCTTCGGAAGCGGCGGTTCTGCTGTCGAATGACTTTCAGGAAGATGCCACGCTGAACCTTGATTTCCGTTCGGGCGTGCTTGACCCGCGCATCGACTTTCAGCGCACGACCACGGGCACCTACTACCGTGGGCCGTTCAATCAGAACCTATTCCGTCACAGCCAAGATTACACGCAGGGCTTTTGGGGCGGATTTGCAAGCGGAACCGGAAGCCTGCCTGTCATTACCGCAAATGCCGCCGTTGCGCCTGATGGCACGATGACCGCTAACCGCGTGGTCATGGATCGCGGAAACGGAACGACAACAAGTGACAGATCATTAGTATTGAGCATTCAAGGGTTGTCGATAGTCGTAAACGCTCCGTACACCTTATCCGTTTGGATGCGTGGGACTGTCGGGGGCGAGGTTGTCACAATTCGCAACGCTGCCATAGCAGATGTGACAGTAACGCTTACGACTGCGTGGCAGCGATTTTCGTCCACCGCAAACGCCCTGAACAGCAATCCAAGTATGTGGGTGTGCGGCAATGTTGCCACGACGAGTCCGCTTCAGGTGATGACGATTGAGGTTTGGGGTGCCCAACTCACCGAAGGCTCCCTGCTGACCCCGTACATCCCCACGACCACGGCGGCGATCACGCAGGGGCAGATTGCTGCGGCAGACATCAATGTGCCGAGGTTTGAGAACGACCCAATTACCGGGGCGGCCCGTGGCCTGCTGATCGAAGGCGGAACGACCAATGTGGTCACGGGTTCCACAGGCGGAACAGCGATCACCGTTACTACGGCGGCGATTACAAGCCCGACCGGGGTGGTCGATGGCATTCGCGCACTCAAGAGCGACACGACCACGCCGCGATATTTCCGTTGGGCCACGACCGTCACTCCCACGGTCAACACGACCTATACGGCTTCGATGTTCGTCAAGCGCGGCAATGTGGACATGACCACATCACTTGAGTTCAACAACGTGGGGGATTGGGGTGGCACAGGATGGATTGCGAACTTTAGCGTGACTGCCACGGGTGTAACGGTTTCATCAACTACAGCAGCGACCGCAACCGTGCAGGATGTCGGGAACGGTTGGTATCGCGTGACGGCCACATTTACCACGGGCGCGACCACGCCGACCGCGAACGGCCTGATTCTGTGCAAGGTGAGCGGCACGACCAACGACTTCATCTACTTTTGGGGCGGGCAGTTGGAGGCCCAATCCTTCGCTTCCTCCTACATCCCGACCACGACCGCCACGGTTGCGCGTGGAGCGGACAGCGCCCTGATGACGGGCACCAACTTCTCGTCTTGGTACAACCAAGCGGAGGGGACGATCTTTGCAATCAGTCAAGGATTGCCACAAGGTGCGCCAACAGGGGTGCTGTATCAAGTGGATGACGGCACAAACGCGGAGCGACAACTTGCATTTCCGGCAAGTGGCGGGTCATCGGTGCAAGTCACGGCAAGAACGCACGACAACAACGTAATCAACAATTCGTTTGCGTTCAGTAGCGTCAATTCTTTGCTTCCAATCCGGGTCGCATATGCGTATGCGTCAGGAAATTACGGAGGAAGTTGCAACGGAAGCAACACGCAGACTGCGGCTTCAAGTGGCGTCCCAACCGTAAACAAATTGTCTGTTGGGCTTATTGCTTCAGGAACTAATTCTACTTGGATCAATACGACGATCTCTCGCATCGCCTACTGGCCCACCCGCCTGCCGGACGCAACCCTTCAGGCTCTCACCACATGAGCGACTACTACCTTCGGGCAACCGACGAAGCCGCCATGAACGCCGCGCTGAACGCAGCCGCCGTCATCGACAGCGAGGGCAACCCGTTCCCCGGCATGGAAGTGTCAATCATCGGCGGGATCGTCAAGGACGGGCAGGCGCTCCCCGGTTGGCACGCCAACTTGAGAACCACGGTGGAACTCTTGGACTCGCAGATCGCGGAACTCCCGGTCATCGACCCGCCCAAGCACCCCGTTCGGGTGTGGTTTGACGATGTTCCGACGATGGGAGTCATTGAGACAACCCCTATCGTGGAAGATGCCGCGCAATTTGGTTCTTGACACCTTGATGCCGTTGCCAAATACTTCAAGCATGAACACGCCTTCGCACAGCGTTACCGAGAACGGCAAGACCGTGACTATTCACGGCTTGGAGGTGTTCTGTGCGTATGACCCCGCCCTAGATGGGAACCATGATGCCGAACTCAAGAAGTTCGACAACGGGCGCGTGCGCGACATCGTGGAATCCACCCGGCGCTACATGGAGAAAGGTTCGTTCCCCCGGCTCGTGGTCATGCACGAGAAGGACGGCAATGAGCCCAAGTCTTCCGTGGGCCGCTTCACGAGCCTGCGCTACGAGGAGCGGGACGGCGTGGGCTTCATCGTGGGCGACTGCGAGGTAGAGCGCCCTGTGTTCGACCGCTTGCTCGCCACGAACGCCTTTCCGCGCCGCAGCGCGGAGATTTGGGCCGATCAAAACCACCTGTCGGAAGTTGCGCTGCTTGGGCGGGAAACCCCGCGCAGGCCGCTTCCTGACACGCACTTTGGGCGCACGGGCGAACCCGTGCGCTTTGCACGCTCACTCCGCTTCGACATGGGGACGGTCGGTGGCGGGCTTTCATCGTTCGTCCCCGGCACAAAGGACACCAACATGGCGATGGACTACGAGAAGGAGATCGCTGCGATGAAGTGCGACATGGACGAGATCAAGTCCATGATGAAGAAGCACTTTGGCGAGGGCGAAGCGGAGGAGAAGAAGGAGGAGATGGCCGCCGACGACATGCTCACCGAGCAGTTCGCGGAGGAGTCGGGCGAGGGTGACGGTGTTCACATCGACATCGACTCGCACGGCGAGGAGTCGGAGGAGGAGGAGGACGCTATGTTCCCCGCCTCGCGCCCCGGCAAGGCCGACACCTTCGCGCTGCGCCGCGAGAACGCGACCCTTCGTCGTGAACTCAACGCGATCAAGAGCGAGATGCGCCGCGAGAAGTTCAGCCGCGAGATCGACCTCATGGAGCATGAGGGCTACCGCATCCCCGCCGCGCAGCGTCCCCGCCTGATCGCGGAACTTGAGGCTTCGTCCGACCCGGTTTCGACCGTTGAGGGTTGGCGCGAACTCTTTACCCGCGACCCGATGGGCGTGCGAATCGACATGAGCCGTTCGTCCACGGGCGGCGGCGACATCGACGCGAAGGAAGTGGCTTCCCTCGTCCGCGAGTTTGCGGGCAAGCCGGAAGAGTTCAAGAAGGCAATCAACAGCCGCATCAAGCGGTAAGCAAGGAAAGGACACTCAAATGGCAGATTTCGGTTTCATTCCCAATCTCGTCGCCTCGGGCGACATCAACCCGTTCCGCTTCGTGGAACTCTCGGGCGCTTGGGGCGGTTCGCAGGCCAACGCCGCTTCGGACAACATCATCGGCGTGACCGATGGCAGCGTCCGTCGGTTTGACGCGACTCTCAACGCGATCAGCGGCGACCCGATCAACTTTCAGCCGAGCAACACCGTTCAGGTGGAACTCGGAACGGGTGGTTGCACCGCAGGCAACCTCCTGACCTCGGACGCGAACGGAAAGGCCGTTGCCGGGGCGTCTACGAATGTGTGCTACTACATCGCTCTTGAAACGGGCGCTGCGGGCGAGATCGTCCGTGCGTTCCGCATCGGCACTCGCATCGTTCCGTAAGCCATCACCCAACCAAGGAGGACTGAATCATGGCTTTTACTGTTGCAGGTGGTGGACTTTCGACCTATGTCCCTTCCACCAATGATCTTGCCACGGGTGCGCTTCAGGTGGAGTTCACGCGCACCGTCAATTCGTTCGCGCTGTCGCGCTACGCTCAGATCGTCCCCACTTCCAAGATGACGGGTTACTATCTCCGTCAGGATGTTCCGGACAATGTGCGCGTGACCGACACGAAGGAGTTTGCTTGGGCGCTCGGGACTGACCGTCCCACGGGCAAGCAGAACTCGTTTGACTTCGTGTCCTACAGCACGGAGCGTTACGCTTACCCGTTCTACATTCCGCAGGAGACTGCGAATCAGGCGGCGTGGGATGTCGTGGCGCAGCACGCTCGCAGCAAGGCTCAGTTGGCGATGACGGCCCGCACGATCCGTGCGGCGAGCGTCCTCTCCACCTCGGGCAATTGGGGCGGCAACTATGTTGCGACCCCGGCCACTAGCCCGATCAGCGCGGGTTCGTGGACGGCGAGCAGCGTTGCAAACGCCTACATTCAGAAGACGATTCAGGCCGTGATGCGTCAGGTGAGCCTGTCTTCGGGTGGCGCGGTTGCTCCCAACCAACTCATCATGGTCATTTCCCCGACCATCGCTCAGGTGGTTTCGCAGGCTCCTGAGACTAAGGAGTATGTGAAGAACTACCCCGCCGCCCTGTCGTTCTATCAGGGCAGCGACACCTTCTCGCGGTGGGGCATCCCGCCCACCCTGTTCGGGCTCGGCGATGTCGTAGTTGACGACTCGGTCAAGGTGACGAGCAAGAAGGGCGCTTCTTCGCTCACCTCGTCCTATGTCTACGGCAACGGCGCGTACTTCCTGTCGCGTCCGGGCGGGCTCGTCGGGGTGGAGGGCGCTGCGTCCTTCTCCACGATGCAGATTTTCGCCTACGAGGACATGACCGTTGAGCAGTTCAACGACCCGATGAACCGTCGCCTTGAGGGGCGAGTCATCGACAACAGCGTTGCCGCTGTCGTGGCCCCGGTCGGAGGCTACGGCATCGGTGATGTGTCGTAAGGTGGATTGATCCACGCGAGGGGGGGCAGGGCTTCGGCCCTGTCCCCCCCGTTCGCGTAAAGGAGGCGGCATGGCATACGCAAACTATGCGGACATGGAAGCCGCTTTGGATCAGCAGATCATCGCGCAGTTGTGCGGCGATGCGGGTACGCCGATGCCGGGGCCGAACCCGGCCACGGACGCGGCGCTTGACCGCGCTACGAGCCTGATCCGTTCGTATGTCCGGGTGGGCGGCATCTACACGGAAACGGAACTCGCGGCGCTTGACGCGGCGAACGATCCCCTGCTCGTGACGATGTGCGTTGACTTGGCGACCGAATTCCTGTTTCAGCGGCGGGGCGCGAAGTTGACCCCGGCGATTGAGCAGCGCATCAAGCAGACCTACACGATGCTTGAGGGCTTGCGGGACGGCAAGATGCTGTTCGGCTCCGTGGAGTCGAATGTGACCGCCGGAACCCCGGTGGTGAAGGCTGTCCCGTCCGCGAACCTGACTTGGTACAACTCCGTGAGCAATTCGGGATTCTTCCCGATGCGCCGGGGATCGACCTACCCGTGAAGCCGATCCGCGACCGGGTGAAGGCGGCGCTAGCGTCCCCTCCGGTGCAGAACGGCATCGCGCAGGCGTTCGTGGGGATCATGCGCGACCACATCGACGAGTCCTACGGGCGTGCGCCGGGTGGGGGCCGGGTGGCACACAAGCCCCTGAAAGACCTTTTCGGGCGGGCGTGGAAGCGCAAGCCGAACGGGGGCCGGGTGGTCAAGACGCGCACCGTGGGCAAGAAGAAGAAGCGCACGGAATACCTCGTGGAAGTGCCGTCCTACCGCAACGGTGGACAGCCCCTCCGCAACACGGGCGCAATGTGGCGGTCGCTCAACGCGCAGGCGGGCAGCGTGGTTGGCGGCTTGCGCGTCACCCTGCGCGGACTTGCCCATGCCGCGTATCAGGACAAGGGCTTCAGCACGAACCCCCCGAAGGGGAACTTCATCCCGTTGACGAAGAAAGGCGCACGCCACGCCACGGGTGCGAACCCGAAGGACGAGGGGATGAAGCGCGGCAAGGACTACTTCATGGCGCGGCGGGGCGTGACCGTCCCGGCGCGTCCGTTCCTGCTTCCGACCCGTCAGGACATGGGAATCATTGGACGCAGCATCGCAATCGGCTTACGATCCGTCTTACGAGGAATTTGAACTATGGCAATGGCTATCTATGTCCCCGGCCCGACGATCATCAATGTCGCCACCACGGCAGGCAGTTATGTTGCGCTCGGGTACTCCGACAACGACAACCTTCCGTCAATTCAGTTCACGGAGCATCTCCACGAAGTCAAGACGGTGACGAGCGGCGCTTCCCCGGAGGAGATGGTCGCGCAGAACATCGAAGCGAGCGTGACGGTTTCGCTCGTCAAGTGGGATGACACGATCCTCAACAACCTCCTCGTGGATCAGCGCGGCGCGGCCTACACCAACACGGTGGGGCGCAGGCTCGTGAGCGGCAGCGGCTTCTTCGGGCTTCAGATCCGAAGCGTTGCAGCCTCGCAGCCCGGATACACCTTCACGCACGCCTTCCTGCGCCCGGACAGCGTGGGCGACTCGCAATGGGGAAACCGGGAGCGCGTGCTGACGCTGAATTTCCGCTGCATCCCGAACCCGTCCGACAACATCCTTTGCACCTTCGCGGCAATTACCTGACCATGCCTATTGAACTCACCGAAGCCGACGATCCGATGCTGTTCGCCGTGTGCATTCCGGCGGGGCGGCTCGTCTTTCAGTTCAACGAAGTCACGGCGACCCTTCAGGCCATGTCCCCCCCACAGGGGCAGACCGGGGTTCCCGAGATGGCCCGCGCCATGCGCGAGGCTTCGCGCACCCCGAACATCGCCGTGCAGGCCACGGACGCGCAGTTGTTTGCCGCGTATGCCCGCGCCGCGAAGGCGGTGGAGCAGTCGGGAAACGGCTAAGGGCAGTCGCTAGGTTCCTCGCGGCCTACGGGCGACTGCCATCGGAATTCGACAAGGAGATGGCAATGGGCCTAACCGCCAACCTTCCGCGCATCGAAGCCTCGCAGTCGCTCGTGTTCGCACGGGCCATCGGCATCGCGTTCGGTGACTCAAAGGCGCTCGCCGCCGCCATCTACGAGGCGACCGGAAACGGTCGCTTGGCGCAGCGCGTGGAGATCGACGGCATGAGGGGGAAGAATGCCTAACACGGGGCAGATCCTCACGACGATGCGCGACGAACTTGCGGATTGGATGGTCCGTCGTGGCTACGGGTCGAATGTCTACATCGCGGAAGCGCCAATTGACGAGGTGACAACGCAGTACGCGATTCAGTTGGTTCCCGGCCCGGACACGGCGGCGCACCCCAACAGCGGCGTAGGGCTCGTGCGCTCGTCCATCGACATCGTGGTGTGGTGGCGCGGGATGCAGGACCCCGTGATGCGCGGCACCTACCGGATCGCGGGTGAGGACGGCATTCAGCCGTTCGTGGATGTGCTGCGGGAGTGGCTTGTGCAGCGCGACTTCGACTTGATGACGGTGGCGCTCACCTTCCGCAACGGCGGCAAGGTGCAGGCGGTCGCGGAGTTGGAGGGGTGGCTCACGCTGACCGACACCTACGAGTACGCCTATGAGATGGATTGGACGGTGAAGTAGCCGTGGAGGATCTAGGAAACATCAACATCACGATCCGTGACGGCGCGGGCGGCGGCGGCGGCGGAAGCGGCAATGTCGGAGGTGGGCCAAGTGCGTTGGCGCTGCGTGCGATGATGATTGCCAATCAGCCGATCAGGATTGCACAGGCCGCTCCACAGACGGCAATAGCCCCGTTTGCGCGTTTGAGCCGATTTCAGGAGTTGCAGTCGGAATTGATGGGCTTCGCGCAGCGGCCCACGCTCGGCAGCGCCCTGTCGCTCGTGCGGTCGAACACGGCCACATCGCAAGCCATCGCGGGGATGGGCAAGGCGGCGATGGGTGTAAGCACGGCGCTCGTCGCGGTGGGCGCGGTGGGAGGCTTGCTTGCTGTTCAACTTGCAGCCTTGCAGATGGCATCGGCGCACGCCGCGTCCCGCATTGAGGAAGTATGGCGGTTCTCGTCTGCCACGACCGGGGCGATGGCCGAGCAGCAGGTCGCACGGTTCGTCAATCAGATCAATGAGGCCGCAGCCAACGGCGCGGTGTATGCGCGTGCAATCCGGGCGCAGACGGAAACCCTTAATGCCTACGGCAAGATGCAGATCGAACTTGGCAAGACCACGGCAGAGTTGGACATCATGTTCTCTCGCTTCAAGACATCGTTCTTTGAGTTCGCTACGGGAATGCTGAAGTTCTCCGAATTTATGCAGACGCTTGCGGGCTACACACCTATTGGTTACGCGGTCGAACAAATCAGAGGCATCGACGCCTCCAATCAGAGACTCGGCATCTCATGGTGGCAAAGTTTCCAAGTATTTATCACAAGCATGATTGGCGGCAAGTCAGCCGGACGCCAGTTGCTACTGAGTTACATGGCCGAGATTGCGCGCAACACCGATCCAAACGCCGGAACCGATGCCGCAAACGAATGGTTCCAAGCCGACATCAAGGCGATGACGGGGCTTCCTTACTGAACGGATGAACGATGGCAGCGACCCTTTCCATCACCCTGAACACGGGCGGCACGGCGACCTTCGACAATGTGTTCGTGGATGCGTACAATTGCGAGCCGCAGTACGCCGGGGACACCACGACCGTCTACGCGCAGAAGATCACGGTGCGCGGCACGGCCATCATCTCGGCGGGCGCGTCGAACTACTCCGACTTCCTTGTTGGCCTGAAGAACGGCTCCGGGCGCTGCAACGCAATCGCCCTCACGGCGGGCGGTCAGACGCTCGTGACCGCCACGGGCGGCGCGACCCCGACCGATACCCGTGGGTGGCCGACCGCAAGCATCGAAGCAACGGAGATCGTCGGAACGCAGACGGCGCTCTTGCGCTTTGAGGTGACGCACCATCAAGCGTTCAACGCGACCAATACCGTGTCGGCGCACAGGTGGCGGCAGTCGATGAGCGTCGATCCGGCGGGCAAGGTGACGCGATCCACGAACGGCGTGCTGCACATCAACCGTGCGACTACGGGCACGGGAACGACCGTAGCCACGAACGCTTCGTGGTCGGGCAAGGCGGCATACGCCGACCTGTTCCGCAACGCGATCATCCCGGCGGTTCCGGGCGAGGGATGGCGGCGCGAGTCGCAGGAATTCGCCGTGGACGAGCAGGGGACGATGCTCACCTACTCCTTCGTGGACAAGCGGCACACGCACGACCTCCCCGATGGCGTTCTCGTCGGCAACACGAATTGCACCTACGAACGCACGGCGCAGAACAACGGGTTTGCGATGGTGACATTTACCGCAGACTTGGAGGGAAGCCAAGACCTGAAGAATGTCTTGACCACGATCACGGGCAACCGCAAGTTGGTGTTGGCGGCGGTGCAGTTGGCAAAGACCCGCATCGACCTGTCGTACAAGAAAGCGTGGGTGCAGCGCATCCGGGTTGAGGAGCGCGACATCATGTCGGGCTACGCGATCCGCTTTGAGTTGGAGGCGATGGTGCAGGCGAAGGCTTCCGATGCCGGGAGCGGCACGAGCATCCTTCCCATCGCCTACATGGTGGGCAACGAATTCACCGTAACGCGGACGGAGACTCGGGCGGCGAAGGCGTACGGCAACGCCATCAATGTCGGCGTAAATCCCACGCAGTACGGGATGATGCCGACCTACATCAGCAACCTCGTGGACGGCATGAGTACCACGGGCGGCAGCAGCGCCATGCCCGTGGCGAGTCTGTTCACGATCACGGACGCGAACGTATACGGCAGCGTTGTGGTCGCAGTCATCAGCAACGCGAACGGCGTTGCATTGATGAACACCGACCTTGGTGGGCGCTTTGAGACTTCGCAGGAGCAGCCCACGGCAGACGGCGATGGCTATGCCCGGATGGTGATGAACGCATCGTCGTTCACGGTGACGCGGTACGAGTCGGGCATCGTGAAGATGTCCCCGATGTATGTCTCTGCGCCGGAACTCGTCTTTCAGACGAAGAAGCCCGTGGTGCATCTCACGGAGCGGACGGAAAATTGCCGCATGAACCAAGCCCCTCCGAAGTCCCTGCGTCCCCTGCCTGCGGATGCGTATGTGATGGGCGAGGATTGGCGCGTGTCGTTCGGGCGGTTCGACGCGCAGGGCAACCGTGTGTTCTCCGGCGTGTTTGAGCGCGAGATCGCCATGTACGACGATGGAACCACGAGCGGCGGCTACAACAACTTCACGACTCCCGGCGGGGCGATCTGCCGCCGATGGAACGCGCCTAACTTGTATGTCCTGCCGAGCCTGTCGCCGATTGCGACCACGGCATCGCAGCAGACTGCCGGGAGCGTGCTTGCGAACCCGAGCGACACGAAGCAGGGCTACGCCGTGCCTGCGGAATCCTTCGTCACATGATTCACGCATGGTTTGAAACATCCAATGACGAAATCATCCCGGCACTCGTGCCGGACGGGGACATCCTTGACTTGGCACAGACGGTCGGGATGTCGGAACGCGACCTGTTCAAGATTGAATTGCCGTCCGGGGCGACTAGGCCGGGTCGCGTGACCGTGCTTGTGGCGCAGGAAAACCTAGACGCGCTGTATCGAAGTGCATCGGACGGCGCAAACCCTTCGGCATTGTTCAAGTGGCGCGAGACATCCAACGCTCCGTTATCGACAATGGCGGTATGGCTTCGTGCGCCTCGGCCTCTTTACATGGTGGCAGATGGAGCAGGCGTGGCGGTGGTGGAGGCTGTCGATGCGCGGTGGTGGTGGTCGCAGGCTCAGGTCGATCTGTTCTCCGCGACTCCGTTCAGGGGCAATGTTCAGTCAAGCGATGGCCGATGGAAGGTGGTCG